AAAAAACTTTCTACAATTAATAGTACCTTGTAGAGGGTTTGTCTGCGAACATCCCTTTAAACTTAGAGTAGTCCGACTTAATAGCAGTGCAAGCCTTGCACAACAAATTGATAGCTTCAGGAGAAGTACCGGGCAAGTATTTTTGCATACGTTTTGGTAGATTTTCAGACAAATAACGTTGTACACGAATATCTTCGATATAACGCATATTGTCAACAAAAGAAATATATTGCTCTTTAAACTCTTCCTGGTCTTTCTTACTAACAGACAAGAAAGATAAGGAACGTTTAACAACATCAGCAACAACGAGAGAATGACCGTCAGGCAAATGAACGATATCATAGCTACAAATGTAACCGTGCTTCTGGATAGATAACTTCATAGACAGATTGTAACGACGTGAAACCTCATCACTCCAGCCAGAGAGATCAGGCATATTACCACGAATAGCAATAATAATATCATCGCCCTGAATGATGACAAACTCAATTTTGTCCAAGATTTCAAGCAAGAATTCTGCAATAGCCATTTGATTAACGTCATTGTTTCCATCAAGTGTATCCGGATGACCGGAACCACGTTGAACGTCCAAAAACATCTTAACACCTGATTCCAAAGCAGAAATGCTACGTGTCTGATTGTGTTGTTTCAAAAAGTCCACAAACTTAGGAAGTATACCATACTCGGCACACTTGTGCCAGTGTAACTTAGACGCTGTGGCACCTTGAGACTTATCGAAAGATTGGTAATCCATCTCAATATAAAGACGTTCACCACGTTGATCAGGACGCCAATCAAATCCATTAAGGAAATTGTTGATATCATCAACACTTTTACGCTGTAAAACAAGAACATTCGGTTTTAAAACAGACTGTTCGCGCTCGACCTTAAGACCTATAATAGGTGAAAGCGTCGCGGTGGATTTACCAGTCGAATCGAACTGAATACTCTGCGGTGCCTTAACAGCAGTGGCATACGATGCATCTAAAGCAGGTTTCAACTTCTTCTTCAAAATAAGAGTGTTTCGAGCCAAATCCAGCTGGTCTGTAGAATAACCATCTTGAGAATCATGTTTGGCCTTTTTACCTTCAGGAAGTCGAGTTACCCACTCGTTAACTGCAGTTTGATCAGGACCAATGTATGGCCAAGAATCAAGGATCTCACGAGTTCCAGGCTTACAAAATACCTTAAGATAGGCAGAGAAAGCGCCTTCCATTAGTCTCTGTTCATCCATAGGAACAGTACTATCAGGAGTGTTAGCATTACGCTTCTGCAACACACGCAATGTGTTGTTCTGATTATCTATGATATCAGGATGAACATGACCACGAATAATAGGCAAATAGAACGACTCATGTTTGAGAGGAGCAAGCTTGCTCAAATCAATCTTCATCCTATTACCTTTCATTGATAGATCCAGATCACCATAATTCTTATCACCTTCAAAGAACACAGTGTTCATCATCAAAGACTTAGGAAAAATCTTGGAAAGTCCATCAGATAAGTCGACAACCGGATCCACGCTAGCAGATCCAGGTATGATTTCAGGAATGGAACCAGTATCGAATATGGTAGTATATTTAAAACGCCGCGGAGAAGTAATTAAATTGTCGTTGTCAGCAACAATTTTGTTGACAATACGATTCACAACTTCAGAATCCGAAGTAACACGCGGTTTCAGATCCTTGTCAACTTCACGAGAAGAATCGAACCTAGACTGATCGGTATAAAATCCGTCATCTACGGTAAGATCATCCTTATCAGAGTCTTGCTGAATCACTTCTTCCAAATCGGGCTGTTGATCAAATACACCAGATAGATAACTAACAGCTCCACTAAGATAGGTAGAAACGTTTGTAGCATCCTCCCTAAGTATAACATCACGAGCTCTAATCTTCTGTTGAAGAGGATTATTACGCTGAGTTTCATTAGAAACTACAGCTTCGCCAGTAACGAACAGCATAGGATCAACAGACTCAGTGTCGCTAGTAACAGCATCATCAATAACAGCATCAAAAATCTTGTTAAAAGGCAACATCTTTGAATACTGAGCACCAGGCAAACTGGGAGAAAAACCATAAGCGGGATTACCGTCAGGCGTCTCCCAAGATTTAAACCTAGGATTAGTACTAGCAGAATCGCCGTACAAAGTGTACCCCGGTTCAATCAAAAAAGACGGAAGAGGCAAATCAAACTCAGCATCGATATCGTAATAAAATTTACGAAGTTCAGAAATCAATTGAGTAACACCAGTGACACTAGACTTCAACAAAGTACGAATGTAAACAGAGAAGAGCCCAAGTGTGCCTTGACGGCTCATCATAGCAATATCTCTAGCATGCGGAGCCAAAGTAGCCACGGCTTGACCATCCTTGAATTTCCGCATAAAAACACTGCAATAAATAACAAAAACGAGTAAATCAAACCTAGTGACAGCAAGAAACTTGTTGCGTTGAACAACTTGATTCATAACAATAACAGTAGATGTTTTTGAATTCAAACGTTTTGCAATAAAGCCCATAAGATCTTTAACACCTTGAGCTCGCATAGCAGCGTCATGAACATCATCAATCACTTCACGTCTAACTGGGAACGCAACCAACTGCCAGTCATCTTTGTTTCCAACATAACCATCAGAAGCAAGTACAGGGGCATAAACCATGTACTGATTCTCATGATCAGGTTCCAACCAAGATCTGTAAACGATCGAAGAAGGAAGAATTTGTGGATCGGCTTTAAACCGAGTGATTTTATATGTAAGAACACCTAAAAACTTGTTATCGGTTTCCTTACGATAAATATAATCACCAATTCTAACTTCGACTCGCGCCACCAGCTCCAAGTAATTGGAATAAGTATAGGAAACAGACAAATTCTGATCGTGTTTGTATATCAAATCAATACGACGCCCATCCTCACTAGGATGAGTGTACGCATCGAGTTCAGTTAAGTAACCAGCGGTGCAAAGTTCCAGATCTTTCCCTCCTGGCAACGCAATATAACAAAGATCCATAGTGTGTTGATCCATCCAATGAGCGATTTGACGAAAGTTGGTATCGGTACGATGCAACATCATTAAACCAGCATTACCAACATGACGGCAAGTAGTAGGCGTGGTACAATGAATAGATTGTTTATTCTGGATGTACCTTTTAGGCAAACCAGGATCACGACCACGAGAAGCTGCTGCATTGACCATAGCAAGAATAGAACGATCCTGCATAATAAAATCAGCTTGAGTGGACATTTCATGACCGGGAACACATAAGTGTACCCATTCACGAGAGCGCATAACAATGGTACGAGTATCGAAGCCCCAGGCAACGATAGAACCTTTAGTAGTCTTAACTTTTTCCAACAAATATTCGCTAGTCAGAACATAAACGGCCCTGGCTCTAGCTGCGGAGGCTAAGTAAGCGTTAGCAAATTTAATGTCCCATTGTGGAAAAGTCGCGGAAAGAGTATATCTATCCGTAGTGGAAACAACGTGCTGAACATAGACCCTGTTCCTAGTACGTTTTTTCTTTTCAACATCAGCAACGGCCCTAACAGCGGCAAGCTTCTTGCTGATCTCGAGTTTAATTGTCTGATAGATTTTTGAATTCGGATTAAGTGCCTGTTTCTCGCCAATGTTTACCATGTCATCGACAGGCATACACAGAACGTTGGCAAATTCATCAATCTTCATGGTGTAGAGCTATTTTGTTTTGGTTTGGTGTGGTTTGGTTTGGTTTGGTTTGGTTTGGTTGATCCCGCGAACGAGATGTTAGGCTTGGTTGGTAAGTGGCAGCACCCTTATACAATGTTCAATTAAGAACACAATAGCTC